TGAGTCTGCTGCTGAGTCTGCTTGGTCTGCTGCTTGGTCTGCTGCTGAGTCTGCTAGGTCTGCTGCTTGGTCTGCTGAGTCTGCTACTGAGTCTGCTAGGTCTGCTGCTAGGTCTGCTGCTAGGTCTGCTGCTATAAATAAAATAGATAAGTGGATGACTGACAGATATAAGGAGTTAGAATTATTATGACAACCCAAGACAACTACGATGACCACCAACCACAAACAGTTGGAGTGGAGTTACCAAGCAAGCTAGACGAGATACTGTACGAATATCAATGGCACATTAGTCTTGCTCTGGAAAATATTAGTTTTACAAAAGATTATGATGCAAAAGTTAAGCGACTACAAACCAAAGCCAAGCAAGCTATACAAGCTCTTATTGCTCAAGAAGTTAATAAAGCTAGGATAGAACTACTAAATAAAATATATGATATGCGTTATATAACAATTACCGAATTAGGCACTGTTTATGTGGTAAAAGCTAATGATATTAAAGTAGAACTAATAAATGCTAAGTCGGAGTTAAACAAAGAGGTAGATAATGTATAGAGTTTACGCAACTAACCAAGACGGAGATGGTAGAGTAATAACTTTAGGCGATTATGCCGACCCAACAGAGATAGAAATAATCGTGGGGATGTTTAGCAAGGATGTAATCATCACCATAGAGGAGGTAGAAGATGGGCACAACCAATGAGTAAAGACGAGTTTATAAAATCACAGGATATAAGTTTTAGTGAAGAACCTGATGTGGACAACAAACTAAGAGAGATATTGAACCAGTTTGGTAATGATGTATTAAGCCAAAGTAGTTGGATACGACTTGGTGGCGAACTAGATAATTGTGGTAATGAAGCCCTCTCAGCTATTAAAGATTTAATGATAGAGATTATAGGCGAGGACGAGGATATAGATGATTATTGGTATACCGTAGCAAATGAAATAGCAAAGGAGTTTGTAGAATGAAAACCTATAAGTTAAAGGAAAAACTTTGGAATATATTAAGCCAGCCTATGACCGACGAATTAGGTGAACGCAGTGTAATGCAAAAATCTCGCAAATTGATAGACTTAGAAGTATCTGAAGTTATGAATTTAGTTAGTAATTTCGGTAATGATTGCTACGAGGAGGGCAGATTATCTGGCGTATTAACAACCTATAAAAATTATGACAGCTTAGCTCCAAGTGAAATGCCAGATAGGATTGCTAGTTTTGAAAAAGCTTTAAAACAGGTAAGAGAGGCAAATGAAAAAGATTGGCATTAAAGATACAAATACGTGCTATGATGGGATAGTCACCTTTAGTAAAGATGTCGTGATTACAATCGATTACATAGGCAAGGAGGTAGAAGATGGGCGCACCAATGAGTAAACAAGACTTCCTAGACTCACAGCCTGTACTAGAGGGTGAGACTGTGACATCGCTACTAAGGGAAGATAAGTCAAACAAACTCGACTACTCATATATACCAGAAATGAAGTCAGCCTTTGATAGAGTAATCAAGCGACTTATGCATGGAGAGATTAAGTATGACAGGCTAAACTTCCGCAACTGCAAGGACTACTCAACTTACGAGCAATCAGCTCTTAGACACGTTATACAAGCGTTTAGTGGCGAAACAGGAGAGGACCATCTAGCAGCCGCCATAGTTAACCTATTGATTATTATGGACGGACAAAAATGAGCTGGTTTATTTGGATTATACTGTTCATGTTTATTGGCATGGCTGGTTATGTGTTGGGATATGAAGAAGCTAATATACAAACAGAGGGAAAAAAGAAATGTCAGAAAAAAAACCAGTAGTTTTAGCTTGGGATGTCGATGGTACTCTAACGGAAGATACTGCTTGGGATGCTGACGGCTGTTCTTCGGCTGAACCAAGACAAGAAATAATAGACTTAGCCAATCTAGCCCATAAGAGCTTTTTCAATGTAATTCATACAGCAAGACGTAGTGAACTTTACAATGAAACTATGTTATGGTTAGGCAAGAATGCCGTGAGATTTCAGGCAGTACATTTCGACAAGATGGCGTCAGATGTATACATCGACGATAAAGCATATAACCCAAACTGTCCAGAGTGCATGGACAAATTAAATAAAATTATTAAAAGGGGGAGGTAGATAATGGCCTACGTTGAACCAGTAAAGTGTCCCAAGTGTGGGCATTGGGTCTGGCCAATCAATGGCCATTTTTGCTCTGGTTAGCTGGTTACAGGGCGCTCTACCTTTCTGGCGCTCTGTAATTTGCCAATCAGGCAACGTACATTCAAAAGGAGGTGATAGTAAAATGGCTATTGATGTAGGCAAGAACGTGTTCATGCTCTGCGGTGGCATCGCGTATTACTACGTGGAATGCCCTCACTGTGGCAAGTACCGTCACATCTACTCACGCAAGGCCAACAAGGTTCATTCCTGCTACTACTGTGCCAAGCCGTTCATCGAGCCAAGCGACAAGCCAGTGGAGGTGAAATGATGTACAAGATGTCACGTCTCATACTGTTCCTGTTCGTTACGGGAGCAGCCATCTACGTCGCAGCCTGGATTCTCTGGGCCATCTTGCATGGCATCAACTGGGGTCTGGACCTGACGTTCAAGCCTGAGTGGTGAGTAAGATGAACTTCGAGGACTACATCAAGACGCTCCCCAAGACCAAGCTCATTGTCATGGATGGTAAGGGTGAACCACATATTGCGGTTTGTCCGAACTGTCACGACATGAACAAGGCCATCAAGGGAGAACTTCAAATCTGTCCCAAGTGTGGACAGCACTACACGTGTCCTGGTGGCAAGACCTATGGCCCTGGCTGGCCCGACTGAGGGAGGAGCCATGTGGTACGCCACTAAATATTGGGTTCGCCAGTTCAACGGCAAGATACGTGTCATCTACGTGATGTGTTTTTCTTACCAAATTGGTATTGCTTAAGATTGCTTAAACGACCATCTTTGGTCATATGGCATCTTCGGCATAACCATTCCCAGTTGTCTAAATTGCGGTCATATGTACCCTTGTTGGATAGGTCTAACGGGGGTACAATACCGCAAGATTGACACAGTGACGGCTTAGGCAAGTGTCGGTGGACCCATTGATGTAGTGAACTGTACCCTACGTCGTTACCTGACCACATCGGATTGTTTTCTGCCATCTTTACCTGACTGAATTTCAGTCTAGATTCTGGTGACAGTTTACGGCCGATTTTGCTACAACTATTGCACTTTCCCGTTTTACCACGAGGATTGTTGGATAGTTGTTTGCCACAGGATATACATTTCATATCCCTATTATAGCACAGTGATACACACATCACAATACATATCTAGGGAGGAGAAATGCAATATGCAACGAAGTATTGGATAAGGCAATTCAATGGACGCATCAGAGTTATGTACTGCATGTGCGTCCACTGTGCCAGCTGGACGCTCATCAAGAGCATCAAGAAGGACCAAGCTCACCAGTGTCCGTGTTGCAAGAAGGTCTTCATCGAAACACCCGACCCGAAGAAGCGTGACGTTTACGTCGATGACTTGAAGGGAGGGTAGAAATGGCCTGCTACGAGAAATACGAGATAGTTGCTACGGTCAAAGTCGGCTTCCAGTGTGAGAACCCTGAAGACCTGATGACTGACCTGGTGCAACTACTGGCCTACCACGGCATCCTGTGCAGTGGAGACCAGTTCAAGGCCAACATCGTCGCCGACCACGCCGTCATCATCGCTCTGTTCGCTCCTGGCGAGGGGGGTGTGTGCTAATGGCCATCTGTCCGGTGTGCCATAAGTACATGAAGGCAGGAACGTATAACAACCATCATTACTATTTCCCCCGTAAAAAGTTTAGGGGGACTCCGAAGTCTAAGGTGACAATGCATATACATGTCGCCTGCCACAACGAGTTCAACTACTTCATGAGCAACACCTGCCGTACTAAGCTGGATTGTTTCAGCTGCAAGTACGCTCAGGTCTGTTGCTATAACAACAACCACCTTGGAGGGAGGTGAAATAAAATGGCTAAAAGAATAAGTCCGTTCGAGACCCACACTGGGTCTGAAGACTTGATGAGGCAACTCATCGAGGATGGTAACAGCCAGGCCGAAACGGCTAGGTTGCTTGCCAAGGAGTATGGGGACAGAGCGTTTACACGCTCCTCTGTGCTCAGAAGACTCAGGAAACTGGGTGAACTCGACCACATCGAAAAGGGAAAGCCCAAGAAGCCAGTACAGGAATACCTGTCCACTGGCCGTCGGGTAGCGGAGATTGAAAGCTACTACGGCAAGCCCGTAGGAGACGTTCTCTCAGAAGCTCCCAAGGACTACGACCTCTTCGAGACTCTGGACCATTTCCAACAGACCGTTTTCGTTCTTCTTCCGAAGGTACGTCTCCAGTACGAAATCAAACCTCGTATCTGGAGCTATCGTTGGGCAACCAGCGAGAGCGGTGAACACCAGCCGTATCTCTGGGTTCAGTTCCCAGATACCGACTGGCGCAAGATAAAGGTCGTGCCTATCGCCGACCTGCACTACGGGTCTAACGCCTGTGATGTCAAGCTCTTCCGCGAATGGGTCAACTGGATTAAGTCCAGAGATGACGTGTTCGTGTTCATCAACGGCGACCTGTTCGAGAACGCTCATGGGGACTCCAATCGAGGCGTCTCCATGTACGAGCAGGATGTACGTCCGCGCACTCAAGTCGAGGAGGTGTTGGCGCTGATAGCGCCCATCGCTCACAAAATACTGTGGGCAATCCCCGGCAACCACGAGGACCGCAGTCGCACAAGAGACCACGACCCGTTGGAATATGTCTGCAGGTTGCTTGGTATCCCGTACTCTTACGAACCTGTCTACGCCGACCTGCTTTGGAAGGGGCACGTTTTTAGCTTCTTCTGCCAGCACGGCAAGACTAACTCTCAGACAAAGGGTGGCAAGTTCAATGCCGCCTCGCGTCCGCAGAAGTTCCAGGAGTACACCATGTTCACCTGTATGGCACACGTCCACGACGCGATGTCGGGCAAGAACGTCCGCATCTGTCGCGACCGTGTCAACTTCCGACTGGTGTTCAAGAAGCAGTACATCGTCATCTGCCCGTCGTTCTATGGCTACTTTAACAGCTATGCTGCTAAGGCAGTCTATGAACCCGGTGCCAAGGGCACGACTAACTGTGAATTGTTCGCCAACGGTGATTACCACGTAAGCGAGTAATTGCCCGCCTCTTCCCTATTCGGGCGTTAACTGAATAGGGATAAACCTTGGAGATACACAATGCCTAAATTAATATTCAAAGAAGGAGACACAAAAGACATAGGCTTTAATGAAGCCAAGAAGATAGAAATGTTTTACAAGGCACCGGACGCCAAACAAAAAGCCTGGTTGGAAAATCTACAATCAATAATATACCCAGATGGCGTTTGGTGCCCACATAGTTGGGAAAAATACACAAAGCCTGACCACTTCGGTAGACGATTTGTGGGCAGAAAATGTAATAAGTGTAATAAGACAGAGATTCTGGATTTGGTGTAATGAGTGCTATAATTAAACGTAGCTCACAAAGCATTGACAATAAACAAAGAGCCGCCCGTGGACGGACGGCTTATCTTGCAAGTAGCTACTTGTTTTTTCGCTTGGTTAGGTCATCTATAAGTGATGAGAGCTAAAATGAGTTTACACCACAAGCGCACCTACTATAATAGCACAGATTTGTGTAAAAACAACATCTTTTCTATAATAGTAATAGGGCGTCATCCCCCTGGCGCCCTAAAGTCTAGCCCCATCCGTAAAAAGATGGGGCAGTTGCTTTCAGCATATTTTGCGACATTAGGTTATTCAAATAAAGATGATGTTATACTCATCTAAAATAAGGAGAAAATTCAATGCCAACTGTATTTAGAGAAGAAATGACCATGCGAGAGCGTGAAGCATACCAACACGACAAAGAACAAAGAGAATCAATGCATGCTTATAATTTAGAAATAGAGCGCATGCAACTAGAGCTTGCTAAAATGCAAACCAGTTGGGGCCAGCTATGGCACATACCTATTTCTTTGATACTTTTGCCCGTGAAGTTTTTCTTGGTGCTAGCTGTCGTAGTCGCTTACGCGCGGAAGCAAGTTCCCGAGCAGAGTCTATGGGATTTCTTAAAGTATTAGGGTCTATCTCAGACACACCCCACGTTGCCATCGCTCTGTCTAATTGAATTTTATTGACACGCCATTTTGGTACTTCTATTGGTGTTGTAAATTTGTATTCTATCATACTGCTGGAAGTATAACATAAGGGTATACCCGTACCATAACGTAGTCAGTTTTATCTAACTTAAAGGTATCAGCATATCCTAATATATACTTCATGCTGTCGTTAGGAATCTTGTCAGCCACCTGTAGTGCGTCCATGATTACCTTGCGCCCGAAAGCAGCAACATTATCTGGGTCGCGTCTGCGATTACTGACGTGCCACTCAAACCAGTAAAAGCTAGGCTCTTCCCAGGGCACTAGCTTCTTTATTTGCCACAAAACCGCCTCCTGGGTATCCTTTTTCATCTTAGCCCCCATGAAGCGATTACGTCGTTCAGCGGTTATGTGGTCGTTGAGAGACGGCAAGCGTCCCTCTATTTTGAAAGTCATTAGACTATTTTCGTTTAAGCGAGTTCCAGACAGCACTTACACCGGCAGCTAGGGCAGCTATAACTAGAGCCTTAACTCCCTCAATGTCTTTAACTGATGCGTAGCCAACGACTATAACAGCTATAAAAGCCTGTACAAATGTCTTGGCCATGCGTCTTACGACATCATTAGCGACTACCTTTTTAGCGAACTCTTTTATTTTCCCTAACATTTTTTACTCCTCTTACGTCCCATAATTATACTCCCTATTTATTGAACAGACTATTCCATAGTCTTCTGAACCAACCTTCAACTATAGTTTTCTCGTCTACCGGTTTGGCTAGTTGCTCTTTAAGTAGAGCGTTCTCAGCCATTAGCTTAGTTAGATTTTCGGTGATGTCTTTCATGTTGGCATCTTTGACCTGTAAAGCCTTAATCTGTTCGGCTATGATTTTACTGTTCTTATCTATCTGAGCTTGTAAGTCAGACACTTGTTTAGCCTGTGCGTTCCTCTGAGCGGTTAGTTCGGGTACTGCACTGGTTATAAATTGATAGCCTGTTCGCTTACCTAGCACCGCACCTGCTTCTGGGTTGCGTTGTAGGACTATCTTGTAAGCATTTGTTTCTTCGGCTGCTGTCATTATTAGTTCTCCCTCTTCTGCTATTACTTTTAAGTTACCGACATCTTCACTCCACCCCACATATTTAGACCTATAGTTAGATTCGACCTTAGCTATTGAACTCCAAACGTCAGCGTAGGGTTTGTGAGAGATTGGACTAGACCATATCGTACCGTCTTTATAGATAGCCACGTGTCCCCAGTTCTTACTGCCCTCGTAATACGAGAACCATATCGGTACATATACTCCACTAGGCGGTGTGCCTGTGTGCTTGTATTTAGTGTTAGTCCAGGCTTCCCAAGCGGTATATCCACCACCAGAAGCTCCGTAAGCCGTTTTAACGTATGCTAGACACCAACCAAGCCAATCCTGAAGTATAACCCCGCCCTCGTTTATATAAGGGTCTAGGTTAGGAGACTTGAGTTGTTTATAGGCCACCTATTGCCACCTGTTCCTGCTCCAGATAGAGCAAATTACTAATACTAAAACTGATACCCCAAACAACACCGAGAGACAGATAAAACCCTCTTGTGATGGTACGAGTGAGTCGGTCATTTATTCATCTCCTTAAGCATAAAAACCACTACACCCATAAAGGCAGTAACGAATATCATCGCAAAAGCCCACAAGCGGTTTCTAAGAACGTCTAAATCTTGTTGGCTGGCTTTAGTTTCTATGGCTTTGTCTAACTTAGTATTAAGACAGTCTAATTGTTTAAGAATAGCTTTATGCTCTCTACCATTTTGTTGCATTTGTTCCTCTATCACGATTAGTCTTTCGGCTGAAGTAAGTTTTGACATATCATTTATTTATCCTAGTAGTGATTCCATTATTTATTCTTTATAGGTAAGATGGTTTAGCAAATACTTTGGGTTTAAGGTTGTTTGTATAAGTGTTGGCTGTACTGCCGCTATTTTGTTTAATGTTTAGGTAATATGGTGTTGCTGTAGCCAAAGACACATCTGCACTACCCTCGTGTGGTAATCCAGCCCCGCTGACTGCGGAAAGCACCTCTCCATAACTAGTAAATCTTATATCTGATTCAGTGTTATTGGCAGTTGAAAGCGTAGCCCACGTTTTTGCGGTAGCATTTAAAACCGTAACGCTAATTGAGTACCTCAACCCCCAAGCCCCTATTGGTACAATAACATTATTACCGTTTGGGTTCAGCCAAGTATCGTTAGCCGAAGACAATCCAGTAATACCCGCCGTTAAGTATTCTATTGTCCACCCAAAATCATCTTTCGGAAATCCATAAGGCGTATCTTGTACTGAATAACTAACTGCACTTATCCCACCCGAAGTAGGAATAGTACACCCTTCTGGTACTTGGACTACTAAGGTTGTATCTGTAGAGAATGACTTAGCCATTACTATAGCGTAATCAGTAGTACCTGATGGAGTTCCTGACGAGTCTTGGGTAAATGGTGAGTCTGTATTATCAGCAGTTGCCGAGCCTTGAGCTGTTAGGTTGTTACCATTAGCTGATAGGTCAGTTATAGCATCGTTAAAGGAGTAGGCAGCGACTAGGTTGGTTTCAGAACCTGAAAGTCCTTGAGACATATAGGAACGCATAGTTGCTTGAGTTACTTTAGCACCAAAGACAGCTACTTGGGCGATTTTGCCATCAAACTCTATACCACCACTCGTTCTACCACCCACGCATAAATCTCCAGCTTGTAGTAGTGCGGTAGGGTTTGTGCCAGCTCTTGAAACCGAACAGGGCACATCTACCCCGTCAATCATTATGTAGGATTTGTCGGCTGCGACTGCATACCCACTCATGTCTAATTGAGCTGCGATGTGTACCCATTTGTTCAGAGGGATTGATTGATAGCTTACAACACCGCTATAATTAGCTGCATTAGCATTATATCCTCTCAAGGTTACTGAACCACTACTGTCTATATATGCCTGGAAACCGCTTGTTCCGTTGTATCTAGTAACTATCGCACAAGAAGAACCATAACTATCTAGTTTTACCCACGCACTTACCGCAAAGTCGTCAGTAAAAGTACAACCACTTGGACTTGATTTAGAGTAATACTGTGAAGAACCATTAAGTGAAGTACATTTAGTTGGAGCTGTTACTGTACGAGTAGTTTTAAGTCTCATACCTTCTGAAACGGTGTCTGTAATATCAGTGTCTTCAAATACTAAAGAATAAGAGCGGTTACCGTTGTTGGTGATAGTATCGGGAGTGGGTAATACGTTATCAATCCAGCCTGTAGTTACTGCTGTATCAGTAGATGTTACGGATGATGTGTCTCTAGAGTCTGTAATGTTACCATTAGTTATCGTAGATGCTCCATTGGCAACTGTGATAACAGCCAATAGATAGCCATAGGTTGGTGGTGTTCCATCGTCTGAGGTTTTGCTAGAGCTTCTGCTGGTTACAAGTGATGCTACATCATCACCATCAGCGCCTGGATTAGCGGCTGTAGTGGGGTCTATCTTGATATAGAGCCAGTCATATTTAGTAGAGCCAGTCGAGTTCGATGAAATAGTCACGTCTTCGCTAGCTGATAGCCTTGTTCTTATGGACTGGCTAGCTTGACCAGATGGAGTAGCTGTTACATAAGCAGCTCCAGCGGTGACTGCCACCGTCATATCTGGTGTGCCCTGTGCGTTAACGGCGTACCCACCAGTCATTGGTGCGATACCGCCGGTATTTGTTACTGTTCCAACAATACCATCAGTGGCGAAGTCAGTAGCTACATAATTAGCCTCTTCGCTTGTAGTGGTGTGGTTGTTGGTTCCTGCGGTTAAAATTGATGCGTAGTGTGCCATATATTATTGTTTCCTTCTCTTTCATTGTATAAATTACTACATTTTTAATCAACTAGTTGGCTGTCTCCTGGAGCAGATAATATTTGATTGTGTATGCCTGAGTCGTGACTGGACCACCGCCCGCACCGTTTAGATATAGAGAAGTAAATGTTACCGCTGATGTAGATATTGTTTTGGTAAAGAATTCTATGCCGTAGAATGTTACTCCACTACCAGCCCCAATTGCGTAGCTCCATAAATTACTACCGTTCCATTCAAAATAGGTACTGCTATACTTGGCTATAGCAATAACCATTGGGGCAAATCCTAGACTATGTGTAACCGTCACGTTCCTTGTAGAATCATTACCACTAGAAACAGAGCTAGAGGACATGCTGACAGTCCCAGACTTTACTACCTTTAAGACATTCTGGTTACTATTAAACACAAGTTCATCATCACCCGCCGTGTCTACGCTGACACCGGATTGGGCTATTTTTAAGGCTATACTACCATCGTCTTGATAGCCAAACCGTGCCAAATTAAAGCTACCATCATTAACGATTATAGCTGCATCCTTAGTCTGCACATAGGCTCCGCTGGGATTGTCTATTTTTGGTGTTATCCCTGTCGTACCATCAGCAGAACGATTAATTTTTAAATCATGGTCAGATGGTGTTGATGTCCCTCTGCCGTCAGAACTTGTGTCCACGTCGTGTATAGCCATTTTATACCTCGCTAAAGCGATTATCGCATTGACTACCGCTTTGATTATTTTTTTCATATCTGCTCCACATTATATTAGCTCGCTAAATCAGCATCTCTTGGCTTGTTAGTTTGGACAGTCACTATTTCCTTGCCCGTATCGTGAACTATGGTGGTTATACCAACGATTCTTCTAGGGGCGTTGAAGTCTATTAGGCTGTCATTAATTTTTACGTTAACCACATCACCAACTTTCCAGGTGCCTAGTGGATATGTCTTATCGTCTAGTTCTAGGTTGACTGGAGCGCTCTCTGGGTCCTTCAGATAACTTAGGTCCTCTTTCAACCTAGCTCTTAAAACGTTATTGTTTATGACATCAGAAAAGGCGGTAGAACCCTCCATGGAGCCGTATTCAGATATGGAAGTAGAGTCGGTTTCGTTGACGCGCAATAGGTTGCCCTTATCGTCAGTCGCTAGCCCATATATATCGTTCTGCATACGAGTACCATATCTTGGCACGTTATAGTTCAGGATGTTACCGAACGTACCATAGTTAAACCCAATATTGAGCCGTTTGGTGCCAAGAAACTTCTTGAAATTGAATACTAGGCTATTAGTCAGTTCAAAATCAGCCGATGATACAGCTCCGAAACTTCTAAGGGCATGTAGAACGGTATGGTAGTCAAACTGCATTATTACGTTATCGCTAAAGTTCCAGCCACCAGTCAATGTTTTACCAGTACTGTCGGTAAAATTGCTGGGGTAGTCTGGGTTCTCTATTGTTCCGATGGTCATATTCTTTAGTATGTGTCCGTCGCCTAGCGTGGCTAGCATCTCTGTCAGTACGCTATTGACGGCACTTGCCATCGTACCAGTTTTAAATGTGCGGTAGTTATTCAGCGGGTCGGTCTCTGGAGTCACCACATCACGCTTAATGCGCTTCTTGTCAAAGTAGAATAAATACTCCGCTGCTACTACTTCTATAAAGTTTTTGTTGCGACTAGAATTGTCTACGATAGCCCCTTGCCAGACAACAGCACCCCTGCGCTTAATACGAACGTGGTATTTGTGGGGTATCAGTATATCGCCGTGTTGGGCTATTATAGAGTCTCTACTAGAGACTCTAAATGTGCATGTACCGTATTGTGATAGTTCATTAGAGAACTTTAATATCGAGCCACTCCTACCGAGTGGATAGGGGTTCAACACCTCCGCTATTTTTTCGAGGCTGGCATTGAGTATCTCAATAGAATATATTTTAGCCATATCTTATGACAACGGCCAGCTGTCACGATATGTCAGCTCGGCATAAGCACCAGAACCGACACTCGAGCCAGTAAGCGTTATTGTGTTGCCTCCAGGTTTAATCTTGAAGAATGTGCTGGTGTTGGTTACATAAGGTAAAACATTCACGCCGTCTAGCTCAACAGACAGAGTATCTTTGTCATAGGCTATTCTAAGCACGTTGCTTGTGCTGGTTAGTGTAACCCCAGATAGCTGTATAAACTCTCCTGTGGTCGTGTTGGTTATTTTAGGAGATACACATGGCCCATATACAGTTATACCAACTGGGAAAGATGCTATATCTCCATCGTTTATGGCTGTTGAAGTCACTGAATAGGTAGATGCACCGTAAGCTATCGGATACTCTATTGGGTAAGCTGCACTTCCAGTACCACCAGTCGGGTCAGCCTCTAAGGTGGTGGCTATCTTGTCTGACGCACCGAAGATGGTTGGGTCCTTTATCTTGCATATAAGTGAGAACTGCTTGACCATTCCCTGCTTAGTATTCTCTGTAATATTTACATACAGAACCTTAACATTGAGCTGTTTCTGTCTTGAAAACTCTTGCCAAACATACGGGACATAACCATCATCGGATAGATTGTCGTCTTGAGCTACGTCTAGGCTGGCTAGTTTGCGTAGTGCCGCTAGACCTTTATCGTGGTCTGACTCTGAGCCTGGGTACATCGTACCGTTAATAACATAGGCAGTCTTGCCGATAAGTGTTTCAAAATCCATGATACCAGATTCAAACGGCACTGGTATGTCCATATCACGCAACTCTCTACGCTGTGGAGCGCGAGACTGGACTCTAAAATAAGGGTGTGAAGCTGTACTGTTAAACACTATTTGGTTAGTGCTTGTACCGATGGTTGCCTGGTCGTATAACGACATTTGTTATATCCTCTCTGGTGTTCGCGAGAAGCGTCGCCTCATATTAGCAATGTCTTTTTCAAGTGTTTGCTTGAGAGCCACAATCTCAGCCATAGAAGTATCATTCTTAAGAAACTTGTTAGTCTTTTGTCCACCAAGCATTGTTAGGGTGTTATATCTGGCTAGTGCCAGCACATATTCTCGCCTGTCGTCAGCTACTTCGTCAGAAGTTGACAACTGAGCCGTGCCCTTAACACATAATACTGCTCCGTCAGTAAGTGTATAGCGAAACTCTGGGCTAATATGTATATAGCCATTAATCACTTCCCATACAGAACTGTCCATTTTTTCTGGAAAGTCTGTAGAAGTGTGCTTGTAATAAATCTCCCTTACCCTATCAACCCCTGTTGGCAATGCATATTGGTATGTATCACTGTCATAGGTTGTAGTCTCATCCCAAACTGAGCTGACGTTATATGGGTCATTCCACGCTTGGGTCAGGGCACGTTGTTTCTCTTCGGTAGTGAATGTGAAATCATCACTATCATTTAGGTCTATGTTCAAATCTATTAGGGCTTCTGCGTATGTCATCTATTATTACCTCTGTTGTAATTTTATCATCAATTTCTAATAAATAAAACTTCCGTGTTATCAGCTAGTTCAGCGTGTTTCAACCATACTTCGGCCTGTTCCTTAAATGTAATCTGAGCCATCCACTGAAACGCCTCTTTAAAGTTAGGGTTGATGTTTATGGCTTGTAGACAGTTAGTTCATCCATCGTTGATGGAGTATCACCATGCTGTATATCCGTATTGACCGGCTTTTCTGCTGGCTCAGTTACGGCTAGCTCTTCTTTTGGTACGTTTTGCCTAAGATTGGCTACTATCTCTTCTTCGTTCATTACACTTCCATTTTACCATTATTGTTGTAATATTCACTATATTCAGTAGGTGGCCAAGCGTCATCATATTTATCACTAGCCTCTTTAAATCGGTGCTCTTTAATATTAGATAGGCTGTAGTGGTGGATTACTATATCGCTAGGTACCTCTTTGAGAGTGCCGTGGAAACAGCGCTTATCGTAGAAGTAGTGCTCAGACGTATCTACGTCGGTGCCGATAGCCACCAGTGGTCGATGGTTACGCTCTGGCAAAACGGTTATATCGTCAAAGCCATAGTCCAGTATGCGACAGACATAAGAATCGGTTGAATCGGACCGCTCTAGATAATCGATTAATAGGTCAGTACCCTCTAATACCTCGTCGGAGTCTAGTAGTATTGCAAAGTCATACCCCATAGCCTTGGCCAGTGAGACAGATTGGTTTCTAGCATCAGTCTCGTCTTTAGCGTGAATATTGGCTAGACTAACCCCTAATTCACGGGCAATCTCTGGTACTTTGTCATCCATCTCGTCTGACCACCAGGACCTTACTGGGTGCAGTATATAGGTCGGTACATCCTTAACCGATTCCACGACTTGTGGTAGTTTAGGCGCCAAGCCGTAGGCCAATATAATAGCGCATACCTTAATCATCTTTTGGCCTTATCAGTATTATGGTTGAAAGCTCATTGGAGTAGTCGTCGTAGTCGTAGTCTTTGAAGTCATCGATATACCACTGTGATATATGGTTCTCGTAGGGGTTCTCTCGGTTCTCCTGTGGGTAGTCTATCGGGGTGCTAACTATCACTGGATATTTCAGCTTGCTCAGTATCTTGTGGCCGTCCTCTTTGCTGACATGCTCAATAATATCAATCATTAAGTAAAGTGCATAAGGTGGATAATTAAAGTCGCGGATGTCTGCTTTGTATACATTGTCGTAGTTGTCCCAGCGCTCGTTCTTGTAATCCCATATCTCAATGCCATCTAGACGAATGTCGGGGTAAGCTTTGCGGACAAGCACGCCATAATCACCCCAGCCAGTGCCTATTTCTAAGATGGACTCAGGCTTTAGCTGGTCTATAATGTCCATTACTAATGGTCTATTTTGTGCGTATGATGTCGGCATATCTCTCCAAATACTTGTTTAGTTTACCTACCGATAGGTCATCGGTGTAGAATCTCCAAAAGTGATACCACATGAAGTATTGTTCTGGCGGTAAGTTAGACCTAACGTTGCTCTCCAGCTGGTCGCCACTGCCGTCAAGTAGTCTCATGCCTAGCCTATAGACTATCTCCATCAGTTCGGCATTGACACTGTTGAACGGACTGGCATAATATTTAACCTTACAATTAAGTTCTTGTTCTAGCATAGCCTTGCCATCTGCTAATGCTACCGCTATAGCTATCGGCTTGTATTCTTGGATTCTGGTGTGCGTATGCCCGTGTAGGCATATGCTATGCCCCTTGCTGAGTGACTCTTTTAGGAAGTCCATTACTTCTTTGTTGTTAGTTATTGGCTCTTCACCAGTGAGTTCTAGCACCTCTTGTAGCGACAACTTAGGGTCGTAGTCGGTAGCGATAGTCATAGTCTTGCCGAATGGCGTGACTGAATAGGTCTCTCTAAGGTTGTAGCTCTCGAACACCGCTCTAACCTCTCGTAGGTGGTTAACGTTGGAATCTACTGCTACATCATCGTTTCTACAAATCATCATGTATCCCATACATATCTATTAGTTTATGAACGCCCCACTTATTAAAGAAATACTCCCTATCAGAACGTCTAAGTCTATATTTTAGGTACTTATTGCGCTCTTCTCCTTTAAACACGACATCCTGCGGTTTATGAACAACTATGGCGTCTGGACAGAACACGACTGGTATACCAGCCTCTCTTGCGGTCAGGAAGAAGTCACTGTGTTCGTAGGCAACCTTGATGTTCTCATCCCACTTGGCATTATCAAATATACTACGCTGGGCTACAAAGTAGTTGAATGTAATATCACATTGCTTGTAGGTTACCCCGTCTTGTTCTTCTAACCTATCTAGCCGTAGTGGCTCATAACGCATTACTCCATCTTGTATACCAATAAACCCCTGGTAGTCTTTGACCGTACTGTTCTGGATAATCCTACCACCAGCTATTTTGGGCAAGCCATCGGCTAGTGTTCGTAGCATCGGTACATTAGCGCCGTTCTCATAGTAAAAGTCATCATCGCCTATCATCACGAACCTAGTCTTGGCCATAGCAATCAATCTGTTACGACCGCCTGTTATACCACAGTCATAGGGCAACTTAACGTAGGTAGCCCCGTTTTGTTCGCAAATTGTTCGCTTTTTAGCAGAATGACGGCTATTGTTCCCAACTAGGATGACTATATCGGGGTAGGTCTGCCTAAGCGAATGTACGCATTTTTCTAGGTATGCTTCGCGCATGAAGCTGACTATGATTGCTGTTACGTCTTCCATCGGTGTGCTACCACTCTTACTATGTATGGGTCGTCGCTGGCTCGTTGGCTCATGCCATAACCAACCCTCACATAATCTGTTATATAACCAAACTCATGTAATTTTGACAGTAAGTCTCTTGGTTCGATTAACCTACGGTAGTGGTCCTCGTCAAAACTGTCGTCACCAACCGCCCTAGCCTCAATCATTATCTGACCATTGGTCCAGCCTAGTATCTTGTTCTCTAGGCTCATTGGTATAGCGTGGAATAGCCATCGGCAGTAGACGGTTGAGTCCTCTGGGCACTGGTTGTTCGTAATATAGTCTAGTATATCCATCCTGGCGTATTTATCACCGTCTGGAGCACAAGTATCTACGCCTATAACGTTGGGATGTATCTGAGCTAGATACTCGGTGTCGCGTCCATTGCCACAGCCGAAGTCAAATATCATATAACCCTTAATCATGTCGGTTGCCCACTGAGCAAAGTCAGATGGGTGCGTCTCGTCGAAGTGTTTATAAAACTCGTTCCAGTGTTGTTGGTCAATCATCGTATGTTCTTGGGGCTACTGTAGCAATCCCACTCCTTTACTGGTGTTCTCCAGTCATCACCATACTGGGTGACTAGCATGGTTCTGGCGTTGCTTGGTATAAAATACAGCCCGCCATTGAAATTACATTGCTCTAGCTTGAACTTGGGGAACACATAGTGGATTATTTCATCACCTCTGAATAGTGGCTGGTATACTTCGCTCCCTAGTCTCTTTAGGAAAAATATATCGAACTTAATCCCGCCCCTAAAGAATGAGTACTGTAGCTCTTCATGGTTGATACCATACTCTTTGTATAACGTGAAGTCATTGGCTAAGAACAGCGGTAGTATGTCATCGCTCCAGTCGTTATACCACATAGCAACATCTATGTCTGGGTCGTGTTCGATGAAGTCATTCTCTCTTATGCACCCAAGCAGTGTGCCGTTGGACAGCCAGAACTTTTTGCCTATTGATTCTAACAAACGCTTAGCCGTGCGTAGATTATCACTTTTTATTTCTTTAGTACCCATCTTCTACTCCTTCTTCCCTTAAGACTGCGTGTAAGCGTTCGATATGGCCTTCATCTTCTCCGCTTTGCTGATAACACTCTTCGTGGCATGAAAAACATACGGAACCATCATGACTCTCAACCATCATAGCCCCTGGTCCCCACTCAATGTCGTGTCCACAGTATTTACAGATTGCTCTCAAAGTCTTTTGCCCAACCTTCGGCAGTTGCTTGCCAGCTTAGTGTTCTAGCCCACTCCATCATCTCAGGACGTATTTTATCCTGTTCTTCTGGGTGTTGCATCCACCAAATTAGTTTAGCCTTATATCTATATAGTGAATCTAGCGATATATTATCTCCGCCCATCTCCATCTTTTGGCCATACTGTACATATTCATCTAGGGCTGCGTAGTTGCTACAGACTGGAACCGTACCAGCCGCTTGGCACTTAACTGCGGTTATACAGTAGATTTCCGGGAAAGCGGTGGGGTAAGCCCAGATACCAGACCTAAAACTAGCTCTTACTATCTCGTCCTGCCCAGCCCTGCCGTGGTCTGTGACGCCATCAAGTTCTTTGGCTCTATTTACCATCATCTCTTTCCAGGCTGCTCTTTCAGGGTTTCCTGCTGTAATTTTGTCATACGAATCCCAGCCATAATAGACGTCTAGTGTCGCATCGGGAACTGCCTTTTTGACGTCTTCCCAAATGTCATATAGGTTTATTAGCCCTCTAACGTGAGAGCTTGTATAAATAAGTTTATGGGGGTCTCTTTCAATCTTTCCGTCCATAGCAGAAAACTCATCTGGGTCTATGCCGTTGCCGGTGTAGAATATCTTGTTGTCGGGAATCATGGGGAAACAAGTCCGGTGGTATTTAGATAGGACCATCACTCTGTCCATGTTGGCAATTCTTTTAGGAGTGAAGTCGCCCGGTTCCATAACGTCGTGTAGCCATAGATAACGCTTCCTAGCTTTTATGTCTCTATCAAAGACGTATGGATTGCGCCAGGATATGAATATATCGAACTCGTCATCGAGCTGACATTCCCAGTGGTTGCGCCACTGTACACCATCGTGTTCTCCGACCTTATCGATTGGAGTACCGAATACTACTACCTTATAGCCTAGGTTAACCAGTTGTCTAGAGATACGAACGACAGCCTCTTCGCTACCGCCTATACCACTCTTCAGGCTCCATGGCCCCCAACCAGTGACGGCCGATTCGCCAGTATATATAGCGATGCTTTTGTCTGGCCACCTGAATGGCGCATATTTGCTCTTAAGTTGAATAATAAGAGGATTGTCAGATAAGTCTTCTGGTACGTTTTCCAGTAGTTTTAGTATTCTCGAACGGGATTTGTAGGTTTTTATTTTGTTTACTATCTCAACAATCCTCTTCTTATCGTCAACGACCTTCTGTATATTGGCCGTATAATTTATTAGGAATTCATCTTTCGGTCTAGTCTTTAGTGCCTTTTTGGCGTATTTAAGTCCTTCTTCTAAGTAGTCACCACCAAGCGTTATACATGACTGGGCTAGTAATAAATTGGCTCGGTAATTAACGGTTAATGGATTATTGACCTGGACGTTAGTTTTAACCTTAAGCTTGGTTGCAATCTTGAGCCAGTGTACGGCTTTGGCATGGTTATCTAGTTGCTGTTCTAGCATGCCTAGTTCAACATATGGTTCGGCATCGTATGGGTTCTCGGCCATTCCTTTTAAGAAACAAACCCTGGCTTCTCTAGGATGGTCCTCGGCTATTGCTATCTTGCCTAGTTTGACATAAGCCTGAGACAGCTCTTCATCCCAACCAGACGATGCTACATAGAGTTCTAATAATTCTTTAGCCTGTATAATATCTCCGACTTCGTATAGAGCATCACCTAAATAGTAGACTGTCCTGGGGTCAGGTTTGTCACCTTCGTTGTCTAGCTGTTGCTTAAGCATCTCGACATCTCGTCTGGTGCTTTCCTGGTTCCTAGTATAGTCGGAATGATGAACTATTTGGAAGCTATCGGTGTTACCAGTGATAACTCCTCGGCTAGCCACTAGAATTTCGTGAATAATGCTATTGGACCACTCAAACGAGTTATTGTTTCGCCATAAGCGGATAACTCGGTGTTGGGTATTGACGTTGCCGAACTCATCAAAGGCGTATTGGTAGTTGACCAGTACCCCGTCGAAGTTGCCAGCGTTCTTTATAACCTTCTTAATATTGTGCGGTTTATCGACAGTGTCGTCAGTGTCTAGCCATAATAACCAGTCATATTTGTCTGGCACCATCGCTAAGCTGTCTTTGCGGGCTTTGGAGAAGTTATTCTCCCATTCTGTGACTATATAAGTACCACCATAGCGTTTAACTACGTCTATGACGCGTTTTGAGGGCTTCTGGGCGGGTTTATGGTTGATGTTGACGAATATACCATCTACATGTTTATGGACCGATTCTAGGCACTGTTCCAACAGTTTAGCTTCTTTGTTGTTGCTGGCGCATATCATCGTTAGGGCAAGCATTAGTATTTCTCCGGTATTAGCAACTCTCTGAAGTTTTTAGTGAACCAACGAAAATGTTTCTTGTCGCTGAATATAAGCGGGTAAGCCTCTTGTATAAGGCGGTGTACTTCTTCTGGTAGTTCTAGGACTATGCGTCCGCCAGCTTGCTTGTTGGTAATCCCAAAGTCAGTAAGACTGTTATTCTTCTGGTCCTCTTTGGCCTCCGAGATAGTATGGGCTAAAAAGCCTGGGTTCTTGCGGTCATAGTTCTTAAGGATGTTCCTAATGTTCTCTTTGTCAGCATCATCAGGCATCCCTACGATGTCGGCTACTGACTTGGGTCCGTTCTTCTCTGTCATAGCGGTAGTATACCCAAGTGTTGTAAGTTTGTCAACAATCAGCGATGGGGATATAGTCTATTCTTTTTGGTTGGTGTTGTAATAATGCGTTCGTCGTCCCACCCATACCTTTGCCTAGCTCGTATAGTATCGTAGCTACAGCCGATTCTCTTAGCCCATTGTGCCATATTCATTGTTTTCCCGTTATAAGTAAGTAACTTATTTTTATCAGTGTTTTTACGTTCAGAATGATACAGGTTCTTTGGGGTCTCTATTATACTTTTTGCGTCCCACCCATATCTGTGTCTAGATTTTATATAGTCATAGGATACGCCCAGGTGTCTAGCCCACTGTGCTATAGTCATTGTTTTGTTACCATAGGTAAGCCTGATATTCTTACCCATGTTATTGCCTTGTTGTTCTCGCGTTGCCCAATAACAATTGGCTGGCTCATAGTTCCCATCGTTATTTCGTCTATCTATAGAGTGCCTTGGCGACGGTCTCATACCCATATCTTCCAGAAACGTTTCAAAATTATTCCACTGTTCGCATATTTTTATTCCCCTACCACCGTATCTATGATAATTAGGCACCTTTGGATTCAGGCACCTTTGGCGCATATTACGCCACACCCTATATTCGTTTTTATACTGTTCTCTAATGGTTATATCCTTCATAATAACCATTTTACAGGAAAAGAAAAAAGGACGCAAGAGCGTCCCTTAATCTGTAATATACGACTAAATATCGTACTACTAACCCGTAAAGTATCCGCTACGATAAGCAGAACTGCCTTCGTTCAAACCTTCTAGGGTCCATTCAGCTTCTAACATACCACGCTTGGCAGAACCAATCGTTGCTAGAGGTATGTGCTGAGGTCGTCCATTGACCAAGTAGGCTACGCGCCACTTGCTGGAATCGACTGCCAATATAGCACCACTAGGTACTTCACGGCTCAGATGTATGGATTGGGTACCAAAGTCTGATTCGTAGACGCTAACAGTGTTATAAAGTTTTTTGCCATCAGCTTGGGTGAACTTGGTGCTACCTGCGGTGTAGCCAGAAATGGCTTTCTTTAGGTAAGAACCAGTGAACACTTTGTCAACAGTAATATCTGTTCCGCTATCAAAGATACCGGAAAGAATGTTGTTGTATTCTATTTCACTTGCGCTGGTGCCTGAGGCACGGGCTGTTTTGTTGGTGGTGATTTGAGCAATAGCACCTTTCATTTGACGTGCTACACCCGAGCTACCACTTGCTGCTGTACCAGCTACCGCTGCTTTTTCAAAGTCTCTGGCCATCTCGACCATTTTCTTCTCTAATTGGTAGCTATAAGGGTCACGCATCCCGTAGTGGGATACTCTTTGTTCTGTGTTGGACACACGAATGTCTTTTTGGAAGAGCTGTACAATGTTGTCAACGCGTGTTGGTTGGCTTAAGTCATTGAAAGTAACGTCGTTACCTTCGATGGCAGCATTGTGAGCAGCAGCAGCGTAAGAGTCAACTAACCACTGATGTAGTGTGTTCTGAGCTTGGGCTGTACCCAATGAGCTAAAGAATGGTGTTGATTCGTACGAGATATTGGTCACTAATTCAGTGACGTCTTCTACTCGAGTAACATCCATGTGAGTTACTAGGCCAATAGCCATGATTGTAATCTCCTATAGATTGGTGAACAGTTCTATGACTTCTTAGACATCATCTGAGCTATGCCTGGCATCCTAGATACTAAATCATCAAACATCGCGGGGTCTTTTAGTGCCGCCTTGAGTTCGTCTCCCTCAGGTATGGGGGGTGTTGTTGGTGTACCTGGGTTGTTGCCTCCGATTTTACCGCTAGATTTAGTCTTTTCTTCTATTTTAGCCAGTTTGGCCTTATAGGATTCAACCGCCTCTTCGTCTGTGTCCGCTAAGTCGATACCAGTTTCTCTAGCGAGCTCTATCGTCTCAGCAGAGAAATCGTTCTCAACCGTGCTTTTCAGTTCGGCCTTCTTCGCGTTCTGTTCTTTGGCTTCCAGTTCAGCTTCTAGTTTCTCTCTAGCAGCCTTTTCCTGTTCATAAAGTTTGTTAAATTGTTCGTTCTCTTCAAGTTTCTTCTTGGCGGCTTCTTCTTCGGCCTTCTCCTTATCAGATAACTTGTTGCGAAGCATATTTTTCTCCATTTGCTCCTGTTGAAGTTGCTTACGGAGTTTCTCTACTTCTGTTGGCTCCTGAACACCACCTTGACCTGGGTCGTTAGCTTGTTCAGCTGCCGAGTTGTTTTCAGGTTTTTGAGTGTCTTGAGCGTCTTTCGTTTCAGGTGCTTTGGCATCTGTATCCGACATAACGTTTCTCACTTTCCTTTAATTATTGCTAGAGCAGCACCTTGGCTACTCTCACTTCGTATTATCAAGTATTGTTGTAATAAAGTCAACAACTATTGTGGGAGGTTGCTTGGGAAGGTGGCTGTCTTGGAGCGTTTCTTGGCAGCAGCTTTAGCAGCGGCAGCCTTCTTCTTTAGTTCGTTTAGTTCAGTCTTGCTGTAGTCTCTAGTGTCTGGCATATCTGGTAATCCAGTAACATCTGTTGGTACTGCCTGTGGAGATGAGCCTGGTGTGGCTGTTACGCTCTCGCCGTTCTTACCAGCTATCTTCTGCATAATCTCTTGCTCTCGAGCTAACCAAGCTGGTAGGTCGGCGTTGGTGTAGTTTATCTTACCCCACTCGGCGCTAGTAGTACCAAACGGTAGTTGGGCTATGCCTCTTAGGGCTGCTCCCTTACCTGGCATACCAAGAGTCCTACCTGGGTAAGTAAATGTCGAGCCTAGCAGGTCAGTGAAGGCACTCGCCATTCTAGCTTTCATTGATTCAGGTATGCGCTTGCTGTAGATGTCGCCATCTTTTGGATTTATATATGGAGTGTTTATTTGCATCACGCCTTGGCTCTCTAGTATCTGAGTAATTACGCCAAGTGGTAATCCACCGATAATACCTAGGTCACCTAAGCCCTCTGCTCCCTTGGTCCTTCCGAATGGCATACCTAGTATGTCAAAGACCCATTGGATGTTGCCAACAGGGGTCAGCCACTTGAATAGGCCAATAGCTTCCGAGTTTTCCATGCGCCATTGGATTCCCTCTGGTGAGTTAACCCAGTCTGACATCTCCCACAGCTTGTTTACTACCAGTGTTTGTTGCATGGCTGGCAGTTGGCTCAATGCCTTAACCGTCATTGCCGTAACTTTAATGTTATAGCGAGCTGGGAATACAGCTAGGTTTAGTGCCTTGGCAAAGTTAGTGTTCAGTGCGCCCTTGGATGGGTACTGTACAATCGGTCTAATAAAGTCTGATACTTCAGCGGCATGGTATTTAAGCAGGTCATCAACACTCATCTTATATTTTTTTCTCATCACGTCAACTACTGCCGCCATTGAGCGTTTCTGTGATTTTACTATGTTGGCAGTAACACGACCTATCATTACGTCAGTAGCGGCTTCACCGAACATAGTCGGTTCAACTGCCCGCATGGCGTCATCAAAAATACCTATCTTGGCTAGTTTGGCGCTTATTTCATCATAGTGCTTGGCAAGGTCTGGTCTGAGCGCTCCCATACCTGGCATCCAGGCTTGTTTACCGCCAGATACCATCTGACCGAGCAGTTCTGTCTCTGTTATTTCCTGTACCCTAAAGAATGGGTTATAAGTATAGCGCAAGGCGCCTTGTAATCTAGGATAGAACTTCCAAGCAGGTATTCCGTATAATTTGTCGGTAACAGCATTAGCTAAACCCTTTAGCTGTAGTGGCGCGTCTATATGGGCCTTGATGATGGCTTTTAAGATTGATTTCGCTTCAGTTCTAGATACCTTTATGCCAGCTTCAGCCAGAGCGGTTTCTACTTCTCTGTAAGACATCATTCTAACATCGGTAACCGTTCGTCTGACTGGTCGAGTGATTGAGCCACTTTCGGCATATTCCTGAATGGCACCAATCACATTCTTGGCTTTTTTAGTGTCGAATCCAGGCATTTTACCAATATAGTCTTCGGCATTGGCCCTGACGGTACGATAGGCTTCGGCAGCAGTATCTTCTAAGCTTAGTCCTACTTTTCTAAGAGCTGAACCAACCGCTCTGAAGTATGGCTTGGCGACAGCCGCTTGTTCAAACATAGCGTCATCAACTGGTACATAGGCACTCTTGAGCACCTGGTTAGAGGCTCTTTCAGCGGACATTAGTGGGCTGGCTATCGGTTTATCTGACATAACACCAACATAGCCGTTATCGGCTAGTTCGTTAACTAATTGTTTGGGTAGTTTAGCAAAATTATAGGTGGCTCGGTTCTTAATAGCCCAATAGATACCATCGATGTCTTTGGCGTTATCGATACCATTCAACATAGCTTCCAATATCTGCTGGTTTTGGTTCCAGTAAGCACCCTTGGCCATATTCTTGACAACCTCTTTAGCGCGTTCTTTTAGAACATCTATCGTCTTACCCTTGAACTTGTTGGTTTTGAGAGCTTTTTCTATCTTGCCAGCTATCTCGGCCTGAGTGGCTCGGTCAAAACGGGTAACGACAGCACCAAACTTATCAGCCTTCTGGAACAGCTTAAAGTAGCGCACCATGTCTTGTAGTATTTGCCAGTCCTCGGCATCTTTACCTAGTTTGGCGAACGTTGCCTCGGCTGCCTCTTGAGCAGCTATAACAACACCCCTCCTGGCAACATTAGTCCCTTGGACTACTTTCATAATTTCATCTAGTGATTCATTGTCGGCCTTAGAGCCTAGACGTCGTAGGTTAGATACTGCGTTGGCCACATACATTGGTTTGCCAGCTAGACTGCCATAGTGCTTATATACTTCATCAAAGAACTGAGTTCCTTCACCGAACATAGCTGTCCTAAGTGCGCCACCACCCTTCTTGACGTTATCGGCCAGGAATCCGATTGGTCCTCCCCTTAGTGCCATAGAAGCGATTAATAGAGATTCCGGTATAGCACCTATCTTGCCGTCGTCATATAGCCAGTTACCAGCCCTGAGCTGGTCATAAACATCGACTACCATTCTCATATTCTCGCGTCTGAGTGGAGCCATGACGGCTACCTCTAGGGCAGCATTGGCCAGTAGCCTCTTAGCGCCGTAAGAGTTGCCAATCTTAGCCATTTCTCTAGCGGTGAACTGTTGCCAGCCAGGTACTTTTTGAGTAGCGTTCCAAACAGTAGCAACCATGTCTTCAGCACTATCTTGGGCTGTTTTCTTGAAAGCTAATCCGTATTTAGTGGCATCATCCATCTCTTCCAATATCATCTTGCGACCAGCCACCTTGGCGGCTAATTTTTCGCCAGATTCAAACAGCATGGCTTTGCCCATCCCGAATGTTCCAAGTGACGCAGCCGTTAGGGCGGCATCTATGTCGTTAATAATCCGTTCGGTTGTCGATAGGTCGTGGCCATATATCTTGCCATGGGTATAACTCTCTACTTTGTTTAGAAGTTGGTCCTTTTTGGTGGCTTCTTTGACCTGGCGGTCGTACTCTTCTTTGCTGATGTTGCCATTTTTATAGTTCTCGTAAGCGTATTTGAATTCCTTAGACTGGGCTTCGTTCATCATCCGCCCAAGAGCCTTCTCGTTCTCAGAAACTATCTTGTTTTTAACTTGTGGTATTAACAGCGCTGGAGAAACTGGGGCTACGAAATAAGGATTTCTAGCAGCAAAAGAAACTAGGTTAGTAGCAGTCGAAGCGGCTGCATTGCCCAGTATCTTGCCAGCGCCAGCTACCACTCCACCCGCGGTGCTACCTACAGAGCCTGTCCAGTCGGTGAACTTTTGGAAGTTAGAGCGGGTATCGTATTGCCTATTTAGTAGTTCTTCTGTAGATGGCGGTGTCCACCCAGCCTTAAGAGCAGGTGTACCATATTGGTATCCACCCATACCTCTGGCACCAGCCTCGTATGTTTTCTTGACTATACCAGCGTATGGCTTACCTAGAGCTTCTAGTTCGCGAGTTGTCTTAATTGGCATCAATAGACTCCTTCAAATTATCTTACGCCAATCCCGGCGCCAAATGTTATACTCCCGGCGCCTCTAGGGCTAGCTCCGCTGACAGTAACCTTGGATGCCTTGACGGTTGGTTGGACAACAACTGGTGGTCTGTAAATAGGTGCCGATACTTTAACTCTGGTTGGTGCAGAAACTTCATACCTGAATGGGTCAACTGTTACTTTAGGTGGTGTTGGTGTTTTGGTCACCGCAACTTTGGCTCTGTTTTGTATTTCTTGTACTCTGAGCTGTTCTACCTTCAAGTCATTAAGCTGTTTGGCGTTAGCAGCACTTTGCAATACTTGAGTCGGGTTGGTACCTGCTTGAGCTCCCTGTAAGTAGGAGCCTGGCATAGTGGCTTGTCTGCCTAGTCCACCCAAATATTGGTCGCCAGTTATACCGCGAAAAGCCTCAGCTTCGTTTGGTTTGGTACCCAATCTTACGATTGTATTATGAGCACGGTCTACAAATATTAGTTTACCAGAATCATCTATCTGAAATGCTGACTTGTCTATTGTGGTGTCATTAAACCCAAATTGTGAGAGCTTGGCTAGTAATTCTGGGCCTATCTGGACGCTACCTTCTTTGTCGCCTGGGTTGGGGTCGTATATACCGGCTTGTTCAAAAGCCTTAGCAAGAGCTTTGCTTTTATCACCAAACCACGTTACATTACCAGCCCCAAATTTTGCTTCTCCACGAGCCTTGACTGGTTCGCTAACGTTTCTGACCTCTCTAATATAAGGTTCATAACCAGTAACCTTACCGGTTCCTGGGTCAACTATTGGTTTGGAATCCCACTGGTAATCAGTTATGGAATTACGTTTTAGGGAATAGCCATTGGCACCCATCTCGATGCGTAGTTCCTGTTGTGGGTCTCTAAGTAGTATCGGGTTACCCTGAGCATCGTAGCCGACCACTGGTTGCATCTCATCTAAGGCACCCCTTAAGTCGGCGATTGTGACACCGACACCATCAGGAGAACCAATATCAAACTTGGTATGGTTAATCATATAATCAATGTCGCTTATGGCTTTCGCTTGCTTGGCTGGGTCGCCTATTTTGGAAGCAGCGTCAGTTGCTGCCTGGACAGCATCTATAAGGGCGGTGGCTACCAGCTCGACTGGAGACAGTGGCTGTCCCGTCTCACCGTCAACGAATCCCTCTCGGTCGATTAGGTCCTGCAGACCGTTCTCGCCAAGGTTAGTTATTATTTCGTTAATGTTTTTTAGGTTGTAGGCGTTGCCATCAGCACCAAAGAATAATGGAGCCTTGCCCGATTTAACGTCGCTTATATAAGAGCTTATCTCGGTGGCTAGTGCAGTATCGGAACTTGACGAGCTCCCACCATACCCACCGCCGCCACCACCGCCAGATAGCGCAGCGTTCTGCATCTTTACAATCTGATTGTCGATTTGCAGTCGTAGGTTCTGGGCTAGGTCGTAGTCGCCATTGTTATAGGCTTGGGTGTATAGACTGGTTAGGGTGTTTAGCTTGCCATTGTCATCCATATTGCCCTCGATGACGTCAATGCTAGCTTTTTGTATTTTATTGCTGACATAAGCCCGCTGGCCACTTATTATTTTGTTCTGGTAAGTTACAACATCTGATGGAGTTGAGTATGGGTCCTTTATCTTTTCTTCGTAGAAGTTTTTGTACCATGCCCAAGCAGCATCCGATTTATCAGACAGGTTCCACTCCATGTCGGCATATTTTGTTTCTATGTCGGCGGTAGTAGTCTTGGCGGTTTTTAGGCTTCTTAGTAGGGCTGTAGTAGTTGTGCGGGTGGCCATCTTGTTATGCTCCTATTTGTTGGGCGGCTTGATTTAAGGCTCCCCCTGGCGATACTGGCGTAGCTCCACTACCTGGCTGGCTCATTACTCCAGCTCCTGGTGTATTAGAATCTTGGGTAGCTGTTTGCTGACGCATATCAGTTCCACCATTTGGATTGGTTTGGTTGTTGCCTGGTTGCTCGACTGGGTAGTCGCCGAACCCTGTAGGTTGCAATGACATCTGGACGTATGTCCCGAGTTGCTTGCCGAGTATAGAGGCCGTAATGATGTCTCTCATTTCGTCTTTAATGCGGTCTAATTCTTCTTTTGATTCACCTTGGGCCTCTAGGTAGGACTGGAGGCTCATGGTATTGGCATTGAAGCGGTTGAGTAGCATCTGTTGGTAAATGGGGTCCTCTTTTTGAAGAGTGCTTGGGTAGTCGATTCGTAGTATCCAGGAGTCATCATCGTTGACTAGCGGTTTAACCTCTGGGTTGAAAAGAGCTACTTTTCTGAGAGCATCGGTAAATATCTCGACTAGGACTGGTCCCCAGATGTTCTTCTTGGATTCAGCAATATCGGTGGTCGGTTTTAGGCTGGTCATTAGGGCCTGGTTGGAGTTCAAATCAACCGATGGGTCGTTAAAGAACACCCTGGATATACCAGTCTCTCGAACGTACTGTTCTTTGAGCTCTTCCAGCTGGGCTTTAAAGTCGAACTGGTTGGCGTCACCCTGGTTAAGTAGTTGCAAGTCTTGGCCATCGTTTAATGGTATTAGTTCGGAGCTGCGCGGTTTCGGTTTTGGCAGTTCGGCGTCGTTGGGGAAGCCATAGGCTTTAATCTTGGGGAAGTTGACTTTGGAGGCGGCTGTTCGCCAGTCGCTTAGGGTTTCAATATAGGTAAGGTTGATGTCGATAGCGGCATCGGAGATGTCGGACTTACCCCATGGTCGGCGTCGTTCGCGTCGGTTGGGTAGGATATAGTATTCGGGAATGTATTTGTCGTCATCGATTAGGCGGACCAGTTTATTGCCAACTATCAGGACGTTCATGCGATTCTCTTCACCTTCTTTGCATTTCTTGACGCGTCCTTTGTCAGATTTCCACTCGCTGATGTAGCCAGTTACTTCTACTACCGTTACCATCTCCTGGTTGGAGAAGTTCGGAGTGGTCGATTGCATGTATTTAAGCGGGGAACCTAGCGGTGAGGTGGGGGTGTCTTCATCAACACCGTAGTCAGCGATAGCCTTGCGCTTGCTGATTTGGTAGACGTAGCCGATAGCCTCGGCGTCGCGGAAGTTGTCGTCGCTCCAAATGGCGTATAGGTTTTCGATGCTCTCGATTGGCACCATAACATAGCGGTCTAGTTTTTTGTCATAGTAGCATTTGATGGCAGCTGTACCGACGGCACTGGCGCTTTCGGCCAGTTCTTGGAACATAACCATACCACCATTGTCTTTAATGATGGCGTCTACAATGTTTTTGCGTTGTTCGGCATTGGATTTGGAAGCACGATTGTCTAGAAGCATGCGATTAGCTTCTTCGGGGTCCTCTTCAGAGGCCATACCTAAGTCTTTGCTGTCGTAGGTACTAATAACCTGGAAGCCACGGCCCATGAATTGGTCACGGTGGATACCAACAGTACGTCTTAACCAGTTAACTGATGTTAGGTCGTGGCCGATTGGAATGTCGATGGACTTTTCAATCCTATCGCCGTAGATATAGTCGTCGCGCTTGGATATTTCATCGTTGCGCTCAGCTATTTCCGATGATACTTCGTCTAGTTCGTGAAGAACTTCCTGTACAAACTCTTCTTTTATGTTTTCGTATGTCATTGGTGCTGATTTTTCTTCCATATTCCTTACCATGTAGTTGTTATAAATCTTACGGGCTGTTTAAGTTGCTTGGAGTTGGCTAACCAACATGCAAGGGCTAGACTTATCACCCTATCTGTTGTAATTTTATCATCATTTTCCTTGTAAATCGACAACTGTTGACTTAACTTGATGTTATTCTTGGGCAAACGGAGCTTTTTCTCGCTCAATAACTTCTTAAGAACGACAATGATGTCGGCTTTTTTAACATTTTGGTTAGGTTTGGGTTTAGCGTTCTTATTATCGGTAACAATGGCCTTGGATGGTTGCCAGGAACCGTAACAGGACGTCACTTGCTGGATGTTGTATGGCAAATCCATATAAAAACGGGCACTTTCGCCGTTCCAGGTCTCTAACATTACCCAAACATTGGCCTTAGCTGGGTCCTTATAGCTATTATAGAGGTCTATAAAGTCATTCATGTGCATTTGAGGGCTCTTGGAGTTGCCAGCACAGGCCATTTGGCGGACCAATTGGTAGTCATCGGGGTTGGTAATGTCTACTACTGAGTAAACCATCTCGTCGGAGCTGATAGCGCTGTCAATACCGATAACGTAGTCATGGCCATCGATGCGTCTGATGCCATCGTTTAGCGATTCGTCTTCAGCCTCCATGATGTCATGGGCATTGAAGATGTTATCACCACCAAAGACGAATTTACCCTCTAGAATCTGTGGTCCCATCGGGTCGTTTTTGAATAGTTTGTACTGCTGGTTGATTTGGTCCTCGGTGAAGAAGGTATTTTCGCGCAAACTACCCTCCTGGGTATAGGTTTGGTTACGGCCATGGAGTCCGTCCTGGTACATTTCATAGTGGGTAAGCAGAGAAGCTGAGTATTGGTCGGGCGTTGACAGTAGGTGGAGGTCGCCGTTCCAGTCAAATAGGCGGGGCATGATGTTGCCAGATATTTCTTCGTCTAGGTGAGACGAGCGACCACCTTCATCATAGGTAATGATGCCGTAGGGTTTGCCCTGGAGAGAGTCACCAGAGTCAGAACCCATAGTTTTATGCTCAATGTAGGAGTTGTTGGAGAAATATTGGATACGGGGCGGTGTATGGGTGGTTTTGTCGGATAGGTAGAACCACTCGATTTGGCATTTGTTGGTTACCAGGCGACCATCGGGTAGGTTGATAGAGAATCGGGAGGTCATTATCTGGTCGATGTACTTAAAGACAGGCTCAGTCAGCGTGTAGGCAGGAGCTATATTGGCGGTACGGTACTCGGTTTTAAGCCAGGCGTCTTTATTGCCAGGCGTTAGTCCGAATTTATGGAACAGGTACCAGATTTGGAGTATCGATATAAGGCTTGATTTACCGAATCGGTTACAAGGCGTGAGGATAAACTTGCGGTATCGCTTATGGGGGCGTTGATTATTCTCAGCTACCGTCTTTAAATACTTCACTTGCCCGTAGTGAAGAGGCATCCCCAGTAGGCGGTTCGCAAATATCACTGGGTCGGTTCTCGACAGTGTCAAGACTTCTTGAAGTGATAACGGCAGGGTCGAAATCTGAGACCGTTTCTCCTTCAATAATTTTTCTGTCGTAGGCTCCTGATTCATTAGCTTCTCCTGACGCGAAGTGATATATCATCTCCGCTAGTTTCATTTCTTGGTCCTTCTTCTTAAACTCAAAGTCGGACTTATCTTTGGCTGCTTTAAGTAGGTGGCCAGCGTTTAGTTTAATCTTACCTTCCGCCATCTCTTGCTTAGCAAGCTCAAGTACCTCATCCCAAACTTCGACCGGTTTAATAGGTTGGGACTTGGCTATTTCTTGTTTGGCTATCCTGTCGATAGCAGTAGTGGAGCGTTTAATTGACTCAGTACCGTCGTAGGTCTGGTGCTTACGGACATGGCGATAGATTATCTCAGGTGCAAAGAAGGCTTTGTACTCACGTTGGATGGCTATAAGGGACTCTTTCCCATTGGGGTTAAAGTAGCTGGAGTTGGCAATACGTTTGTAGAGCTCTTTGTCTCCGCCCTTGATTAGCTTACAGATTTTACATCTCGGGTGTGGCGTATACATTCTGTTGTGGAGTGTACAACAATATTGGTAGCTGGTCAAGCGTATCATATAAGCATAAGTGGAGGGTCTAGTGATGGATAATAAACAAATAGAGCGAGCCTACGCTCGTTCGCTAAAAGCAGAAATAAAGCCTAGTGGCAAAAAGGACCGTACCTGCTATATCTGCAGGCTGGAGAAACCAATCGTAAGCTCTCATCCATATAGAATCTGTGATGAATGCAGAACCTATAGGCTATTAATAAAGGAAACATTGGCCAGTGTAGTATGAAATACTTCTCAATGTTTTCTGGTATTGGTGGTTTTGAACTAGGAATCGGGGACCTTGGAGAATGTGTTGGTTACTCCGAAATCGACAAATACGCAATTAAAGTCTACGAAAGGAACTTCAATGAAAGCGAGGGGAATCAACAGACCGAGTCGGGGTTGGGAGATTCGGAAAGACGAGTTAGCAAGCACGATAAAGGCACAACCAACGGGCAACAAGAACTGGATAGTAATAGAAAAGGACATACCAACTATGGAGACGCAACTCTCATTAACGAACGAGAACTCCCCGACTTCGACCTCCTCGTTGGAGGCTTCCCTTGCCAAGCATTTTCCGTTGCTGGAAAAAGAGCTGGATTTAACGACACCAGAGGGACTCTCTTTTTTGAAATCGCAAGGATTCTCAAGCACAAAAGACCCCGACATCTGGTACTCGAAAACGTCAAAGGTCTACTATCTCACGACGGGGGCAAAACTTTCCAGACAATACTTGGGGTTCTCTCCGACATTGGGTATCTCGTTGAATGGCAGGTTCTTAATTCAAAAGACTTCGGTGTTCCCCAAAACCGAGAGCGGGTGTTCATTGTCGGACATCTTGGAGACGGATGTAGACCAAAAGTATTTCCTATCAGAGGAAGCAACCAAGCGATTGAAACTCACCCCTGTATTGACGCAAACTATTACAAAGGATATTCCAACCAAAGAAAAATGTTACGAACAGACCAGCAGAATACACGAACGGGGGGGGCTGAGTCCGACAGTACCAACCGCATCAGGCGGACATCATATACCAATGGTATGCGAATCAGACGCTTGACTCCCAAAGAGTGTGAACGTTTACAAGGATTCCCTGATGATTGGACTAAGTTCGGAGTAGGTGATGAACCTATCAGCGACACCCAACGCTATAAAATGTGTGGTAACGCTGTAACAGTAAACGTAGTTAAAGCAGTAATAGAGAATCTTATATAACACCATAAATAATGCTATTGACACAAGGTATATAAATCCTTTACACTTAGGTGGCGGGAGGGTGGCGAAGTCCTAGTTATAGTAAGTTACCCTCAACCTCCTAAGTTAGCCCTATAAGACTGGTATGTAGTTATAAGATTGACCCCTAAAGTATTACTGCATACCCCTACACCTACAAACACCCTAGTACCCCTCGTCCTACTGTTGCCAAAGGTATTCTATAGTTTGGCTTTGGCTTCGGTGGCTACCTTCATCTACCATGCATACAACATAACCATTGTATATACCTGCTGTTCATAATGTACCATTATATGCTTAAGTGTTCGTATTCTGTTCGCATTATTATACTTATATATACACGTGATACTTTTCCACATTTTGTTCGTATTTTGTTTTACAATATTATAAATAACTATTGACGCCATTAGTTTTATTTGATATACTACTACTAGAGTTAATTAATAGTTAATTAATTCTAGCAACTTGAGACACTTACCAAGGGCACAAGCGAACACAAGCAAGACATGTGATGTCAGACCGCTTAGTCACTAGCTTGTGCCGGTGGTGGGAACAATAAAGCAAAAGACCATGTTAAACAGATAACTCGCAATGCTCTTGCGTAACAGATGTGCGGCAATTAGTTCTTTAACAACTTAGATACAGGGTAGATTATAGGCTAGCAGAATCGAGAATATATAATGACTAAAAAAGATTACATACTACTAGCAAACAGATTTAGCTTAGGCTATTTCAAGTGCAAGGTCTTGGCCGATTACCATAAAGAAGTAGACGAGCCGAACTCAGCTTTTGCTTATCGTAAAGCTAGCGACGAGATTTACAACATAATCTCACAAGTAGCGTTTGACCTAGCAAAAGATAACCCACGTTTTAACAGAGACAAGTTCATGGAAGCGGCAACACAAGACCGACCACATGACGAAGTCACTGTAAAAATGTAACAGCTAACGATTAGATAATAACTAGATTATAAACTAACTAGCTAGTCTATAACCTGCCCTGTATAAACAGTGTAACACCTTATTAGTAACTAATAATAAGAGGTAATAAATATGTTAGCTTTAGCAATATTTATAGTATCAATAACTACTTTAATAATTATAGCTATTGACACTTTAAAGACAATAAGTGCCAGTGATTAGTTACTGGCAAGGTGTTACACAATCTGTACTGCTTATTAGCACTTAATATAAGGAGTTAATAAGATGTATCAAGTAGTTAGTAAAGAGCAAGCAAGAAAAGAGTATTTAAAATACGATAGGCTTGCAAGCAATATTGTGACTAAGTTACAGAATAAAATAGCCAAAAGTGGTTATTATGAGAACTTAGGGCAAAAAGAACTAACAGAGTTTAGAGATAAATTGCAAAATGCTAATCTAACATATCAAGAACAATGGCAATTAAGAGATATGTTAAGCACAAGAATTGACAATCTTTAAACTACGCCAGCCTTAAGTGCTGGCAAGCGGTACAGATAAAATCACTACTACTTATTAGCTAATAATAAGGAGTATATACAATGATAAGACAATATAATGTTGTTTTAAACAGTGAATATTTGGGCAAAATGACGGTGAAATGCAAGCGTGGCAAGTATGGAGGTTGGATAGCAACACCACATTTTAGAGGTAAACACTCTAGCTTTTATCTTACAAGCTCACCTGAAATGGTTAATAAGATAGACGCAATAGAGCACGCTAGACTAACACTGTTAGAAAATCAAGCAATCGAGGGTTATAGATTGATACCCTTAGAAAATGCTAAATGGTGTGTTGCCTAAGTAATGCCAGCATTATTAGCTGGCAAGTAGTAGTGAACAAATGCTGATACATTGTACCTAGTAAAGAGAGAATAAGAGAGCGTAAGAAGTTTTAAATGCTGGATAACTAAATCCATAAATGATACATGGACGCGTCGAACACCAGCCGGTAACGTACCTTATGGCTCATTTACTAGGCTCAGTGTATCAGTAAAGATTGACCAAACAACTGGTTGCGTAAGGATATGCATTCAGAGGTTGCAAACTCTGACATTAGATATAGAACTTGAGAAACGAAACCGCAAGGCTGATACTCAAGAGCGGTGCAATACCGCCTTATGCAATCAACTGGCTGGTTAATCTATGGGCTAGCCTGGCGGCTTAAAGAACAGTCCGATTCTGTTCATGCCCTCAAGTAAGCGGTATTATTTGGCTAAGGACTTACGCAGAGAATTAGAAAACTTAATATACGCTAGAGAAAACGTACCATTTTAAGGAGTAAATAATGAGTGAACAACTACCACAAGAACAAGAACAAGATTTTGGTTGGTGGTGGCACTTAGCAGGCCAGCAAGCAGTAAAGCAAGAAGTAGAGAAGGAGGGATAAAATGCATGAGTTTATAATCGGAATATCAATATTAATAGCAATCATAATAGGTGTATGTTTATTCACACTTAGGGGGATAAGCGATAATGAGTAATGAAAATAATACTAGGCTAATCGAAACAGCAAACGAGCTAATCGAACGCTGGACTGGTACAATGAGTGCCAAGCTGTTAGAGCAGGACTTGAAGTCTAACGATATGGAGAGCTTGCATAATCATGTTATGGATATAGGATTGGCCGAGATGATGGCCAACGCCAGCGTAACGCCGGCAAGTGATGTATTTGAGAATATGACAGAAGATGAAGTAGCAGAAGCTTGTGAAGCAATAACCAAACAGGGGGTTTAATATGATTATAAATAGAATTGAAATCTGGACACCTCGTTACCACGATAGGAAAGTCCTAATTAATAAAGACCGGATACAAGCGGGCTGGAATTGCCTATACTTTACAAAGTCTAAATATAACGACCTGTATATGACGGGTACGGACATTTGGAAATATCCGACCGAGCTGCATAAGTCAAGAAGCGGTAATGAAATCACCCGCTATGCTGTACCGCTAGATGATTTTAGAACGGACATACCATTATGAACGGAGTGCAGGTATTTATACTATTTTTAACACTATCAATACCGCCAGCTGTAATTATTAGAGCACTTAATCAGCGGTATGGTCTGTGGCGGAAACTATTTTACGCACCACCTAATATGCAATTCAAAACTGCTCCGGCACATTCTAGAATATTCATCGGGGTAAAATATGATAATCCTGAAATCGTCAAAATAAAATCTCGAATTTTAGACAGTGGCAAAGCTGGATTGGTACGCGATTTATGTATCGTAAACAAAAACCACTTCAAAGACGATTATAGTAACATGAACTATGACCAAGTATTATCAACCATAACGCCTGAAGAGGCTAAATTAATTGAAGAAATGAGAGGATTTTTAAAATGAGTGTAACCAAAGATAGATTTAGCGATTATGACCCGTATGCTAGACTTGAAAACCTGATACGACCAAAAGAAGCGTCAACCAACAGCTATAAAGAGCTTTATACACTAATAGATAAGTTCAGGATACTATCCCGCATGACATGGGCGGAGTTTATCTTGACAGCTATCGGATATTATATCCTTGAACAAAATGAAACGCTTGGAAAAGCAATACTTCTGTACATAGATAAGCGACCTAAACCCGGCCGACCTAAAAACTCTGGCCTGAAAGCTAAGATGCGAGAAATGGGGGTGCTGCCTGAAAAAGATTTGTAATTTGTCAGTCCGTAAATAATATTTATTAATAAAGGAGTATAAAATGAGTAAATCTAAAGCAAGTAAAAAAGAGATGAAGGAAATGTTTGCAGTCGATAAACCAAAGAAAACAGTTAAATCAGTTATAAACTCGTTTGTAACGTGGGTAGATAGAAATGTATTGCCACCTGTGGCCATCGTAGCCCTTGCTGGACTGGCCGTAAAGGGCTTAGCAGTCTATTTGCCTATGCTGAGTGATACAGCAAGCCTGACGGCTTCTATTGCAGTCGTCGCATTCCTGCTAGTTAAAGCTAAGTCAGAAAAATAGCATGGTAGAAGACGAAGAAGCTGAGGCCGAACACTTGATAGACTTCTGCGAAAGCATGAACTATCTGGAATTAGTGGCTGAAGGTGTAATCAAAGACAATCGTAAACCAAGAGAGGAGTAATATGAAAATAATAAAAGTCGCTGTTTTGGTATCAATAATGCTAGTTGGAATAGCTATCGGATAACTTGCAGTAGAAGTAGTGCGTAACTTGTCTACCACCAATGTGTGGAAAGACACTAATAGTAAATTAATATCGGAGAAATAACTATGAATCGGCTAGATAACATATATCTAATTGTGGCCACAGCTATCATTGTGGGTGGATTCTTTCTTATGGTAGTGGGGTTTGGGATGTTCTTTATATACCAATACACTGCTATTGCCCAGAACAATGAAACATATAGCTACCACGTACAATCCACTGGTGTAGTCCAAGAAACAGCAAGAGCCTCATATTTTCAAGGAGGCGTTAATCCAATGGAGCTAGAATGGCCAAGCGAAAATGCAGTATTTGTGGGCGTCCAATAGAGGTCAGCGACAGCTGTTGTGACGAAACACCAGAAGATTAGGTAAAATGTATATGGGGGGACATTTAAACAAGGAAACTAACGGACATCAGTCCTGGACTATGAAACGATACTTCATGGCCATAGTAGTAGCATCATTGGGCTGCCTACTACTCAATATTGGGGAAGCTACGCCAACCAAAAGCCCAAGTAATTTTAAAAAGAATATTAAAGTAGCCGAAGTGGTAAAACCAGTGGTAGCGCCAACGCCGTTGCCTACACCTGTACCAACTCCAGTTCCTACGCCTACACCGAAACCGGTGCCGAGTGGGAGCTGTGAGCTGGTAAATAGGTATAACTGGCCACGTGCAGTGGCTAGAGCAGTGTGCTTAGGTGAAAGCTCAGGCAACCAGAACTCAACTAATATGGGAGATAATCATAGAAGTTGTGTTGGTAGCTTCGGCCTTATGCAGATAGGATGTTTTTGGGCACCTTATTATGGGTATGCTGTAAGCGACCTATATAACCCAGAAATTAATATGGAGATAGCCTATAAGATATGGGCTAGAAATGGTAGTTTTGGAGCTTGGAGTGCATATACAACAGGTAAGTATTTAAAGTATTTGTAATATTAAAACCTGTACTGTATATTAGATATTAACGTACCTCGAAAAGGATAACGGAATACTCAGTCGACGGAATAGATTCTATTCCAGAGACTAGGCTCGGCTCCCCTGAGAGGGGGTTATTATACCACACAAGTCAAGACAGTAATAAAATAAAAACCTAAATAAATCTATATTGACAGTCTAAGCATAAGTATTAGAATAGGGTTAATGATTGGGGGAAACAATGATTAAAGAAAAACCTGAACAGTGGACAAGTCCGCTAGCAGCTTGGTATGAACAGCTTATGGAGGACATCCTATGTTCGACAAAACCACAATAACAGCAGACATACTTAAAGGCTATATGGAAAGCCTACCCAAAAAAGAGTTCAAGGGTATATCCCCAAGCTCTCTGGGTGGATGTATGCGCTCTCACTTTTATAAGATTAAAGGCATAGAGGCTACCACACCACCAAACTATGGGACATTAGTAAACTTTGAGATGGGTAGACTGTGGGAAGAGTTTCTGGCCAGAGCCTATAAACAGCAGGGTAGATTAGTAAAGTGGTACATCGATGGAGTTGATGACCAGTGGTGGCTAGATGAGTACAACCTAGTCGGCATGCCCGACATAATGGCCACCGATAATGATGGCGAGATAATGATAATCGACTCTAAGACAGTCCGCAGCGAATGGTTCCAATACACTAAAAAGTATAAGAGCTTCCAAGACTTCGTGGCTGACAACAAGTCATATATATACCAGCAAGTCTGCTACATATTATTAGCCCGTGCCAATGGATTCCCAAAGCTGAGAAAAGCTGTGCTTAGTTTTGCCAGTAAAGACGATGGCTATGTAGGTAATGAGATTTTAATAACTCTTACTACTGACTTAGTAAAAATGGTAACAGACCGCATATTAGAGTTTAAGGGCTACCTAGACCGCAACGAACTACCACCATGCGAATGTGAAGGTTGGAAGGTAGGTTATTGCGACTATGGCAATCCCAAAACTCAAACCCATAATAGGAAGGGCAAGCTGATTAACACTAGCTGTTGCTCTGATGAACTTTGGTCACAATTTAGTGATAATAATTTAAAAACCAAGGAGGTTTAAAAATGATTTTATCAGCTAGTAGTGGTGAACGAGAGCTACACCCAGAGGGTATGCACCCAGCCGTATGTATAATGATGGCCGGGATTGGCACTCAAATGACACCATTTAAAAACGAAGATGGTACAGATAAAGTCCAAAAGAAAATGATACTAAGTTTTGAAACTGAGCACGGTATAGTCTCTAAAGAATACACTATGAGCTTGAGCGACAAAGCTAACCTTAGAGCCCATCTAGAGAGCTGGAGAGGCAAGAAGTTTACCCAAGAAGAGCTGGAAGGATTTGACCCAGAGAAGCTGCTTGGTAAAACATGTACTGTTCAGGTAATGCACAACGACAAAGGTACATTCGCTAACATCCAGAACGTATTGCCAGAGACCAAGAAGTTTAAGGCCACCAAACCAACGATACTATATGATATTGAAAACCACACCGACGAAGTATTCGACAGAATGCCTAGTTGGGTGCAAGACAAAGCTAAAGATAGTTTCGAGTGGAAAGAGATAGCTAAAAATGCTAAGCCACCACTCACTACTGAGTTCTCTGATTCAGACGAGCCGATTGACTCTGGAGACATCCCTTTTTAATAAAAAGTAATAGCTTGCTGACTGGAGGGTAAAGTGGGTTCAAAAATAACAAAGCAAAGCAGAAGTACGGGTGTATCAGCTGACTATATAAATAGCACATTAGATGACATTGAGGATGATATATGCCAAGTAGACTTGTTAATAGCGCGCTCAACCAATATAAAAACTGTAAAAGCATATTTAAAGCTACGCTATCTTTTAGAAGATACAAGAGAGTACCTAAGAATATGATTTTAGATAAGTACAAATTTCACTATGAGCAGTTGATGTCTGAGTCGGTACTCAGAAATTGGCGCAGGAGGTCTAAGAGATGATTGACCATCACGACCCAGATAGCATGACTATTGAAGAGGCCATCGAACGAGCCGAAGTAGCCTGGGATGAACTCAAAGAATCAGGGTTCAAACCAGAGGAGTACATGGAGGGGGTATGAGCGATTGGCACGCTAGACTTAAGCTCTTAGAACAAGAAGCTCCCTATGAGGTCGGTACAAGTCTATACGACTACCTAGACGCTAGGGAATGGGAAACCCTAGTTGAGTTTGAAGAGGGCGGTATAGACCGCAGACGTAAACGCATACCAGTCAAGTACGTACCAAGTACATACACCCGCCACACCTGGCGAGTCCAAACGTGGAAGTTACAGTTGTAACATTAAGGAAAGGTAGGTTACATGAAAGCAAACTTTATAAAGTTACAGTTTACAACTAACTGTAAACGTATCACTAAGATACTAGAATACCTGCAGAATGATACGATAATTCACGCAAAGTACGGGTATTTAAAAAACGTAACCTACTGGGGGTAATTATGGATAAATCACTATGACCAAAGATAATAACGAGCAAGAGAAAGGATAAGTATGAAAGTTATAAAAAGATATAACCAGCATAGACGTGATTTGCATATAGAATTAGAGTGCGAAAATTGTGGCAACAAGGAAACTGTGACATCGGCTTATGATGATACAAATTATTGGGTAAATGTTGTGCCAAATATGAGGTGCGACAAATGCCAAAAAACTAGCAAAGAATTGGGTACAGTGGTAGAAAACATAGGCACTAAGTATCCAGAGGGTTATCAAATATGACCAAGAGACCAAACCAGTTAGATGAACTATCAAGACAAAAAGCATTTTTAGACCATATAGTTTATACAGGAACTTTACAAGAATTAAATGGCAAGCACTTTGTGGAAAATGAGACAAGACCAGTCCATGTATTTTTAGCTGATGGATTTTTTGAAAGCATACAATCTCTTATCTCTAAAGCCCAAACAGAACAACTTAAATGGGTAGATAGTTTAACTAACGATATAGCACTTAGAGAAAATATTGAACAGCGTTTAGGGGAGTTAGAAAGGCAAGACAAATGAGTGATAAACCAAACCAGTTAGACGAGGATATAGCAAACATACTTCATGAAATGCAAGTTGAGGAATACGGTATAGTATCGCAAGCAGACACTGTTAAAGCTATCAAAGCCCTTATTGCTCAAGAAGTTAATAAAGCTAGGATAGAACTAGAAGATTACAAGATAAGGACGGAGGAGTTATGAAGACACTATATAAGTTTTTAGATAAAAAAGGACGTTCTATTGTATCTCATAACGGCTCGCAGAAATGGAAAATAGGCGAATGGTATACTTGCGACCAAGAATTAAATATGTGCAGAGGGGGTTACCATGCCTCTAAAAAGATGTACCAAGCGTTTTCGTACATACAAGGTAATATAGTTGCCAAAGTAGAAGTCCGAGGCAAACACGAATCCCAAAACGATAAAGAGGTCTGGTCAGAAATGCGGATTATTGAAGCTAAGAAATGGACTAAAAAAGACTCTGTATCTTTAGCTATTTATTCAGCAGAATTATGCCTGAAAGAGTTTGAGAAGCTACACCCAGATGATAAACGTCCAAGAGAAACCATAGAAGCCGCCAGAGCAGTCTTGGTACACTATACAGCTAAGACTAGGTCTGCTGCTAGGTCTGCTGCTTGGTCTGCTGCTAGGTCTGCTGCTTGGTCTGCTGCTAGGTCTGCTGCTTGGTCTGCTGCTAGGTCTGCTGCTGAGTCTGCTGCTGAGTCTGCTTGGTCTGCTACTAGGTCTGCTAGGTCTGCTGAGTCTGCTAGGTCTGCTGCTGAGTCTGCTTGGTCTGCTGCTTGGTCTGCTGCTGAGTCTGCTAGGTCTGCTGCTTGGTCTGCTGCTAGGTCTGCTGCTGAGTCTGCTGCTGAGTCTGCTTGGTCTGCTGCTTGGTCTGCTGCTGAGTCTGCTAGGTCTGCTGCTTGGTCTGCTG